TTAAGTTGCAAGATTAGCCATTCGAGAAAACGCTCCCGTAGTAGAAGTTCCAGTTTTGGTACAAACCCACCCCGGACTCTCCCCCGAATTAACGTTACGGCGAAGAATCATCGTGCCGCGCTGTATTGTCCCTGATATTTCCTGAACGTCAGTATTTACATAAATAGGTGGGGGATTGACATTATCAATTTTAATGCTTGCCGCATACGGTGAGTTTAATCGCGAGCCAATAACGGTAGCGCCGTATTCGCTGCACAACGAACCATACATCGCAAAATCGCCCACAACATGTCCGCCAATAAACGAAACGCGCTGCGCATCGCCAGCAGATGTGAAATTTCCCTGCACCGTTGTGCCAATTATTTTTACACCGCCGGCAGTGTCCAGTGGATTGAATGATGTTCCGAGTACAGATAGGTCTCCGTTAACACGACAACCAGTCAATGTAGTGCTACCTGACATGACAACTGTCTGGAAATTACCAGCAAATGTGCAGCCGCTGAAATTCCAGTCCCCCGGCATCGTTAGCGTTATTGTGATATTTCCGCCGAAAATGCAGTTTGTCGCACGGAATCGTGCGGCGCCCTGCCCTGTTGAGCTGGGTGAAACAGCACCAGAAATGCGTCCGCAATCATTGACATAGATTTGAGCGTAGCGGCCCATGCTAATAAACGTTCTGTAGTTACTAATTCCGCATCCCTGGAACCACGCCTCGCCGTCGATTTTTGCAAACGTTCCCATCGGCAGCGAACCTGACATACTGCCACGCCCAGGTCGCTCGGAGTGGAGATTAATCCATTGCAGCTGGATGCCACCAGTAATGCGCAAAATCGGTGTGCAGTTATTCAGTTCATAGGAGCCACCGATAAATGTCAAAAAGTTGCAATTGTCAGTGTTTCCAGCTCCTGTATTTCCGCGAGTTGACGTGATAAAAACAGGGCTGTACTCACATGCAATTTCATTGGACACATTGGCTGGGTCATTATAATCTAGACCATTAACCATTCTACCTGATGCGAATACCGATACCCGGTTAAATGTGCAGTCAAATGCGTTATCAAGCCATAGCCCGCAGCCGCGAAAATTCTGTATCGCTATGTCGTCCCACATTGTGGCTGTCGTACGACATTTAATTCCGTGCATAAATGCAAATGCTGACTCGTCAGTGTCGGGGTTCTGGACTGTTGTTGCAGAGCCATCAATAGCAAAATAACGCAGTGTCAGTTTTGAGGTTCGCCATTCGGTACCGAAATGATTAATGCACCCCGTAGTGAGCCAGCCATTAGCAATAGCAACCGATTTAGGGATGTTAAATCGCAAGGCGGAGCCAACGATACCATGTCCCTGGCACCCTTCGATGATCCAATCTCTTTCCCATGGCAAAACGATTGGGCGGTACAATGTGATACGCCCCATTGGTAGAACAATTTTTGGGATATTAATGGCAAGATTCGTGCAATATGAAATCAAATTATCCCATGCATCATCCCAGGAATTTTCAGGCCATTTGAACCACTCCAGTTTTACGCAATCAGACTCCCTGACTAGTTTCCAGCGCCTACCCGATGACGTTACAACGTTGATTCCGCCATCATCTGGCGTAGCCGTGTCTGCCATGGCAGACACATACATTCGACCGCCCGACATAAATGAGTGTCCGGAGTCCGCTGATACGCTGATAAGCTGTCTATCTCGCTCAGGCTCAATGCTGCGCAGAACGGCCAGGCTATCGCTACGCCCGATATATTTCTGCCCATCCGGGGCAGCTAAATTTGTTTTCAGCTGATCTGGGTCGTATTTTAATACGTTAGGGAAATAAAACTGCTGCACGTTGAAGGCGTCGTAAATAGCCATCGAGTGACCCTGAACAGTCACAAACTTTGCGATCTGCCCGTTATACACCGGATACCCGCCAGCATTAACGATGATGGGCTGTGCGATTTGCGCATGGCTTCCGTCTTCGTTTTCCAGATAAACAGGGATCTGGTTTTCAGGAATGGTCGGGTCGGTGTCGATTTTACCGATGTAGATCTTGCCGTTCGACGCGGCTTTAAAAGAGCGAGCCATCGTAAACTGCTGGCTGGGCATTGATACAACGACATTCGGGACGATATTGTCAGCCATTTATTTTTCTCCAGGCGTGCGAAATCCCCACAAGGCGCGGCTTGCGGTAGTGTTACGATTGGTTAAAGTACCATAATGGTACTATTGTTGATTTATACAGTTCGCCATATCATGCCGATCCACCCACCGGTGAGGCACGACTATGGAAGAGTTAGAGACGCAGTTTCATTTACGTTTGCCGAAGGAAACCCACGGCAAAGTTAAGCAGCGCGCCAAAATGAACGGCCGCTCGCTCAACGCAGAGATCACGCTGATAATCGAAGAAGCGCTGGCGCAACCGCCAAAAATAACCGGCTTTCGCGACGACGCCGAACGCCTGGCGCATGAACACGCCGAGCGGTTCAAAAAGGTTGTGGTCGAAACGTTAACCACGATTTATCGAAAAGACGAATAAAAAACCCGGCAGTAGCCGGGTTCGTCGTTATTTTCCCGCGGCGCGGGCCGCCTCTTGCGTGAAAGTAATAATATCCCACGCCAGGTCTTTGCCGTACTTATAGCAGCTGAGCAGTTGTGCCGCCTCGAGCAGCGTTGCAAAATGGTTGACCATATCCTGCGGGTCCATAAAGCTTTTCCCGTCAACCATGACTGCAGCAGAAAGCGAAGCATCTTTTACTGTCGCCGCCGGCAGCTGAATGCGCTTAGTCTCACCATTCGCGAAATACGCCTTTTGCGCCGCTACAGCCTCTTCAACGGTAGGATAGCAACCAACGTATACACTCTTCCCGCTGTCAGTTACATAGGCGCGGTACGGGTTGTACTTGCTTTGATGGTGATAGACCATTTTCGGCAAGCACTCCCGGTTTGGCGCCAGTATGACCGACGTTTGTTTAACGTTCTCCTTTTCGATAAGATCCAGCACCCATTTGCGGAAATCCTCCGCCACCGGCGTACGGGCCAGCATCGCTATAAGATGAACACCTCGCAGGGAGAAAATGCGGGTCTTGTGCCGTGCTTTACCCAAGGTACTCGAATCGAGTACCTTGGACATATCGTTTGCAAACTCAGTTTTGTGATTAGCGTAGATACCCGTTACTGAACGATAATTCGCGTAGCCCAGTGCGGCGGCAATGCCGACAGCTTCAAACCATAGTTGACCGTCGATATTGTGCGCAGTGAGCGGATGTTTTTGGAATACGAATTGATTGGCCATGGGGAGTAGTTCCTTGTGAATTTTAGTTACGTCACCCAATTAGTAGTTGGGTGCCGGGTGTCAACTAGAGCTTCACAAGTCGCTCCGGGCATATTCCCCTTGCGGGTATTGTATTACGCCTCTCCACCCGGCGTAGGGGCATGATTATACCTGAATCGCAGGCATAAAAAAGCCGCAAAGCTATCGGGTGCGGATGGCCGCTTGTGAATTTCTAGTCCGATTAGCTTAGGATGGATCTCGAAGCAATGTCAACTGAACTTGCAAAATTTTGCAAACTCAGATTTATAACTGGTTGTCAACGCTTAATACATGTTAAAATTTGCAAAAACAAAATAAGGATTCTGGGATGAAGAAACTATTTGCATTGCTGCCTCTACTATTGGTCGGTTGTGCCAAAGTCAGCGACTACCAATCAAGCTGTGAACAGCGATACTCAAAGCTAAGTGATATGGCTAACTGCCTAGATGCAAGCGTTAAAAATGATTCAAGAATGGCCTCGGAGCCTAATCCTAAACTATATGTGCTGGCGGCTAAAATGCTAGGCCAAGGCGTTGACGAAGGAAAAATAAGTGATGCGCAGGCGCGTCTTGAGTTGCAAAACCTATACGTTAACATTCAGCGCCAAGAGCAAGCGAACGAGATGGCTCGAGGGCAAGCTATTCAGCAAGCTCTTTTAGGTTATCAAACAATGAGCACAATGCAGGCGGTCGAACAAAAGGCGAGACAACCGGTGATTCCTCCAACCCCACAACGAGTTACAACAGATTGCCATTCTTACGGCAGCAACACTACATGCACCTCTTATTAGCCATCCCTGGCCGCTGGTTAGTATTCGCCGCCGTCGGCCTCCCCCGAAAGCCAGCCAATAATCCCTACTCTCGCGATCGCCTGTTTCTCCTCACGCGTCAGCGTTCGGTAGAACGATTTCCACGCAGGGGAATTAGCGATACGCGCTTCCATTTTACGGTTGATTACCTGCTGTCCTTTTTCTGGCAGCTTGGCGCCCTTTGCCTGTTTCACAACCGACCTAAATTCAGGCGATGCCAACAGACGATCCGCAGCAACGCTACGCGCCGGGCGAGCGGCCTCCTTGGCCGCCATACCGGCTACGGCGCCGTAGCTCAACGTCGGGCCGACAACAGGAATGTGGCCCAGCACCGTAGTGGCTAATGCGCCTTTGCCGTGGCGGTAGATTTTGTCCAGCGTGCCGCCTTCTGCATCGAATTGCTTGATGAAAGCGTTCAGCCTACCGGTTTGGATACTGCTCTCGCGAGCTTGTCGCACTGCCTGCGAAACAGTGAAAAGATTCCGTAGCTGCTTGGCAGTTCGTGCTCCGAGTTCCTGCTCAACCATCGGCAGAGTGCCGGAAGACTTCATCCCCTGATACCAGTCAACAAAACCTGGCAGATGGAACTCGTTCTCCTTGCGGCTGCCTTGGCTGAAAGCATCGCGCAACGATGTGGCCACAACTTCCCGACGGATACGTGGTGAAGGGATATCCTGCTGCAGCGCCCGAAAACCTTTCGCGTCGCCCTTTGACAGATTGCGGATAGCCAACGCTGCTTTTGTGCCGATATCGCCGCGCAGATCTTTGCCGAGCAGCCCAGTTAGCGTGTCCTCCATCGTGGTGCGAACCCCGATCAGCTTCTTGGCAGCCTGCCATTTGTCGCCCATGCCCGCAGCGACGACCGCCTGTTCCTGATCCGCTGTCAGGTTAGCGTAAAGCTGTTTCAGCGCCCCTGTCTCTTCGTCGCGGAACGGTCCCGAGTTTTTACCGATCGCCTGTCCGATCTGCTTGCGAATGTTGTCCAACCGCGCATAGGTCGGCGCAGTAGCTTCAGTGCCAACAGGAGCAACGGAGTTATAGACCCGCTTTTCCATCGTTGATAGATGCTCAGCACCGCCCAATTCGTCCGCTTTGCCGTCAAGATAGCGAATGATGTTGTTGGCTTCGACGGTCTGCCCCTTGGGGATTGCGGCGGAGATCTGGTTATAGAGCTGGTCAGATTTGTTCTGAACAGTGGCAATGCCACGCTGGAACGAAGTCAGAAACTTATCATTCATCGCAGCTTTATCCGGCAGCGCGCCGGCGGCGTCCGTAAGATCAGTGGCCTGCTTCGCGATCTTGGTGAGCGCCTGATTTTCCTGCGCTGCCAACTGCGAACCAGGAACGGACTTCAGCGCCTGTTCGAAATCGCGATAGGCCTGATTGCCGGATACGTGCGACAGCAGCAAATCGTCCTCGCTCAGCCCTAACTGCTTTGCGGCGTCGATAACATCCTGTCGAGGTGCAACATCGCGCGCGGCGTCCGCCATGCGCGATGCAGTTTCTCTGTCAGCGGCTGCACCAACGCGCGCCGCCACGTCCTGCACTCCTTGTTCTGGTGTCACCGCAGCGGCACCCTGTTCACCTGGTGCAGCTACCGCACCCATCGGCGCCTCACGCTGCGCAGCGTTGCGAATAGCGCCCGCAGCACGCCCCCCAGCGGCCAGCAATCCGCGCCCGATCACGCTACCGGCCAGGCCGGTAGCAAGGTTGCCCGACAGGTCGTTATTCTGGGTGGACTGCGCAATCGCACCGGGGAGGTTTTCCGCCAGCATATTCGCCGCTTGCGTTGCTACCCGTTCTGCACGCCCACCGCCGGCTGTAGAGGCCAGCGCCGCTGCGGTCCGTTCAGCACCGAGGCCAGGGATAAGATACGGGCCGATCTCCGCCCCAAGCTGCGCATAGGGGTCTGTAGGCCGCATGCTTTCCGGCAGTCGCAACTGCATAACCTGGTCTTCGGCCGGTACGCCCGCAGCGCCGAGCGCGGTGTTAACCACCTGCCCAGGGATATTGGCGACGTTCACAGCGCTTTGCGCCAAGCCCCGGCCGGCCTGCTCAAGGTTCTCTGCAAAAGTCGGCTCTGGTGCCGCCTGTGCCCACGGTTGCGCCGCCTGCTGTGATAGCTGGGCCAGCTCACCTTCACCACCCGGCTGCGCGGCTGACTGCGTCCACTGAGCGAAACGCGGATCGGTGACGTAGTTAATCGTCTCTGCTGGAATTGGCGTTTTCTCACCACGCATAAATTTCTGCACATTGCCGGGGCCCCAGTTATAGGCGGCCAGAGCGTCGGTAACGTTACCGTGTGCGTCGAGCATTTGTTTCAGATACCGGCCGGCGGCTTCGACCTGCAGCGCCGGATTGCGTTTTAGCTCGTCAGGATCGTACCCCATGTCGCGCGCCGTGTCGGGCATCACCTGCCCCAAACCGATGGCGCCTTTCGGACTGATAGCTTTCGAGTTGCCGCTGCTCTCCTTGCTGATCACCGCGCTGAGCAGGCCCGCTGGGAGCCCGAAACGCTGCTCAGCCGCAGAAACAATATCGCCACCGGTTTGCGATGGCGACTGTGTGCCCTGCAGCTGCTGGTATTTGGTCCACGGTCCATCAGAAGGTGAAGTGGCCGCCGGCGTGCTTTGATATTTCTCCCAAGGGCCTGCCATTAGTTCTTTCTCCAGCTGTTAGGATTGCTCGGGTCGCCACCGATGAACGTATAGCCGCCCTCGGTATAACCGGCTTGCGGTGCCGCAGCACTACCGCCAGTTTGTCCTGCGTTGAACGTGTCTATTTTTTGCTGGTACGTGTCGACCATTGGCTGCTGCTTCTGCAGATATGCTGTCTGGCGCTGGAGCACCTTTTGCCAGTTATCGATCGCACCGCGCGCAGCATTCGGAGACATATTCTGGTTGATGGCCAAAAACGCCCGCGCAGCCGCCTGCCCTTCGGAGTCCGAAACCGGCCCGGTGCCTTTCATCCCGATAACCCCCATCAAACGCGCCTGCCCCTGCATCTGCTCAATTTTAGACCACGCGTCAGCTGACTCCGTGCCGGGGATCCGCGAGTTGACTGTGCCGCCAAATCCGAACACGCGATCAAACACCTCGGGAGGGATGCTCTTTACCTGGTTGACCGTGTCATACATGCTGGCCACGTTGTTGGCATTGCTTTGGTGAGCGCCGACATAGTCCTGCATTTTCTGCACGGCCGCCTGCTGCGTAGCCTGGGATTTCGCGCTGTTCTCGCCCGCCTTCAAACTCAGTTCCAGCTGCTTGTTGGCATTATCAGCCTGGTTCTTCTGGGCGGTCAGGTTCAACTGCTGTTGACCTTGGTTTAGTTGCCCTTGCTGGTAGGCGGCCTGCTGTTGCAGACGCTGCTGCCCCAGATTCAGGTTTGCCTGCGCGATCTGGCCAGTCTGTTGCAGCTTGGCGTTGTTCGCCTGGAGGTCAAAATATTTGTCCGGGCCGAGCGAAGCGATCCCCAGGTGATCCACGAACTGACCGAAACCGGCCGGATTCTGCTGGTACATCTGCGCCACATCGGAAGGGTTAACGCCGACGCGCGCCAGATCGCTGGCGTTTTTCTGCAGCCACTGCCCCATAGCTTCAGGGCTTTGCGACGCCAGACGCGCTGACGCCGCCAGACTGCCGACGGTATTGCGCTGGTCCTCATCGACGAAACCCATACCGTTGCGCACGGCCTCGAACTGTTCGGGGTATTTGGCGACCAGCCCGCGCATCGCGCCACGATCGCCCGACGCATAGGCGTTGGCATAATCCTGCTGGAACGCCTTCTGGCGCTGTTGCAGGTCTGCCTGCTTCCAGGTGTTAGCCAAGGATCCCGCAGCGCCCGCCAATTGCACGCCGAGGTTGTTCTCTCCGGCGCGCGCGCGGTCGTTGTTATCGCGGATCAGACTCAGTGCGGTGTTTGCATCGCTGGCCTGCGGTGCGTTCGCATTATTTGTACCGATACCGGCCAGCAACCCGCCGGCGTTGCCTTGTTGCCACGTTGCCATGATCGCCCCTTAAAACAGTGAACCCAATGCACCCAGGCCGCCACCGATCGCAGCCCCCCATGGGCCGCCGATCGCCATACCCGCAGACGCGCCGGCCAGTCCGCCGCCAAGGGCGTTCTGGAACCCGGACGGCCGGTTAGCATTCGCAGCCGAAAGCGCCGCCTGTTGCTGGAGCAGCTGACCAGTGTTGTTCGCGTAGGATTGGCCTGCGTTGGCCTGCCCCTGCAACGCACCAAGGCCGATATTCGCGAGGTTCTGATAGTTGTTCATCTGCCCTGTGAGCCAGTTCTGTCCCAGCATAGGGGCGATCGTCGCCAACCCATTGCTGGTAGCAGTGGAGCCCAACCCGCCAGTTGCTTCGGCAGACGCCAATTGCTGATAGCGGGCCTGGTTCGACAGGTCTTTGAACTGGCCGGAGTTGTAATATTCGTTCAGCGCTTGTTGCTGGCCCCCCAGCGATGAGAGGTTTTGCAGTTGGCCGACATACTGCTGCGCCAGAGGCGTGAACGGTGCCAGGTTCTGCATGTTCGTCTGCCACTGCTCACGCTGCAGTGCAGTCGCTTCACGCATAGCATCAGCCTGCGCGCCGGCGCCGTTATCACCACCGCCTTTGCGCATGCGACTTTCTTTCATTCGTTTAGCGTTACCGCAGCGGTCATTTACCATCACGTCAAACAGTTTCATTTTTGCATGTCCTCATACTGCGCACGGGTGAGCTGATACAGCGTTACACCAACCGGCTGCCCATCGCTGAGATAAGCATCCTGCAGGCGCCCCACGCGCGTGGCACCCAGTAGGCGGATGATCGCTCGACCGTATTTTGTTGAATCCGGCACCATAGTGATGCTGTTCGTGAATGGCGAATTTGCCAGGAGCCAGCGGCAGAAAAGCCGGTGGCCGTCCAGCGCATACTTACCGCGAAAACCGGGGTCGTAGATGGCGTGGCACTCGACAACGCTTTGCCAAAACGTGCGCACCTCGTGCACCCCGACCAGCATCACCCCCTCATAAATGCCGAGGTAGACCGCATCGGGCTTAATGAAGTAGTGATCGCCATCGTCGACAATGTTGCCGGTGTTCGCCTGGTCGTTCAGAAACGCCTGCAACCGCACCGGGTTATCGATTAATTTAATTTCCATCAGTTAATCATCCCGTGAGTGCGCGCCATGTCTTCCAGCGCTTTGATGCGCTGGCACGCAGCTTTAAGCGCGTCGGCCAAGGCCTGAACTTCTGCTTGCGTATAGGTGGCGCCGACGGTAAACGACTGGTCAGCATTGAACGCCCCTTTGTTCGCAGTGCCGGTTGCGGCAACCCAGCCGGTTTGGCGCGCGCCGAGCACTGGCAGCCCCGCCACTTTGTACGACCCGCTGACGTTAACGCTGCCGCCAATCTGCAACTTATCCGTTGTAGGCGTTGGGACGTTGCCCACGAGGAACGATCCGCCGGTGGCCTGCACCGACTGACTCGTTGAAACAGCCTTCGATATCGAGTTATTTTTCAGGGTATTGATGTCGCTTTCGGCGGTATCCAGCCGGGTTCCTTGGGCAGCTACTTCGTCCAGCAGATAATCGACATCCCCCTCGAGAGTCGTTATCCGCCCTTCGTGGTTCACGAGAGCCGCTTCGGCTGAAGTGATGCGCTCCTCGTGGTTGACAAGTTTGGCTTCGGCCGCATTCAGCCGTATTTCGTGGTCCACGAGTTTTACTTCGGCCGCAGTGATGCGCGTCTCATGATTCGCCAGCACCAGGTCTTGCTCATCGTTTTTCTGCTGAGCGTCATACGCGCCTTGGCCCGCTTCGTTCGCTTTCCCGGCGACCATACCCAAATCGGCGCCTTGCTGAACGACATACAGCCGATAAGGCTGCGAGAAGATAGGCGGTAGCAGCGTTGCATCGATTCGCGTCATCTGTACCGTGACGGGTTTTGCGAGATTGTCGTCAGCCACTATTCAATCCTCACCGAGCAGTCGCTCAGGGTTACCGGTGAGCGGGTGATCACGCGCACTTTAAAGCCGATGTTCTTCCGCACCCGCCCCATTCGGCGCCACAGCACGCGTTTGTCATAGGCGAACGGCGCATTGGCACCGATCATCTGTTCCCTGCCGTAGTTCGAGCCATCGGCGGTCGAGGAAATAAACAACCGCTCTGCGTACTGCGAAACGCCTGTCGCCGCTTCGAGCTCGAAGTCGTACACGCGGGCGTTGTTGGCTTTGAACATGGGGGTGAACAGCAGGTGTTCGGTCTGTTTGTCGTACTGCGCTGAGGAATCGAACTGCAGGGCGCCGACAACCGGCTCCAGCTTATCGCCAGCGGTGATCTGGTTACCCTCGAACACGTAGTCGATCGCGCGATGCACATCGTCGAACAGCCCTGTTTTGAGGATGCACCACTGAGCGCCGTTCTGGCTGGCGGCCACGTCGTAGCACAACACGTGCCGCGGTAGATGGACGATAAGCAGCTCGTGGCCGTCAAAGCGAACGGTCTCAAGCACGCCGGTTGCCAGTTCTTCAGCCGTATAGCTGCGCAGCACTTTCTCCACAGTGGCTGTCGCGATCGTCGTAGGCTGCCCGCTGTTGATAAGGTAAATCGACGGCGCCCCCGTTGACTGGTGGCTGATGAACGCGAAAGAATCCGCAAATTCGGTCTTGCAATGCGTGCCGGCGATCCCCTTCTGCACCATCAGCGATGGCTGCGCAACATAGATTGCAGACGCAGTGTCAGTGGCGCCTGTCAGCGAGAAATATTCAATTGTGCTGCTGCCGAACATCACGACGAAATCGCGCCAGATACCGCAGCCGAGAATGCCGTCGGGTTGGCTCTCAGCGCTGTAGAACGGGCGGAACCGGTCTGGGTGCGATTCGTCCTCGAGATCGGTAACTCCGAAAGTCTGCGTCCCGTCTTTCACCCAAACATAGCGACCGCGTGCGCGGCAAATATCGCGTACGCTACCGATATCATATTGGGCGTAAGTCACGTCGCCGATTTGCGCGGGCCAATTCTGCAGGGTCTTGTTCGTCCCGTCATAGCGGTACAGCGTCATCGTTCCGTTAGCGGCCACTGCCTGGCTGGTCGCGCTGTGGGCCATGCTAACGCGTGTATTGCCAGAAACGTCGCCGCGCTCACCAGCGCCTTTGTACAGCTTGCCGCCCGCAACGCGATACACGACGTTTTCCGCCTTATTGAACTGCACCCCGCGAGAAGTGCCCGCCACATCTGCCTTTTTCGCCACCCCAGGGAATGAGCGAAGATAGCCGGCGGCGTTCAGCACTTCTTTCGGCGTCGCCAGCATATTGACCGGCAGCAGGTCGACATAATCCGCATTGCGGTAGTCTTTACCGAGACCTTTAGCCAGTGGAAGAGTCGGCATCGTCGTCTCCTTTGCGGTGGAAATAGTGGTGGCCGTTGTAGGTCGGGATCCGGTTACCGGAGCCGATAGGCATCCGGTTGGGGTAGCCGGCTTCGCGATAGACTTTTTTCGCACGCGTCAGCGCAGAGGACTTAACCAGCAACTCTTTGCCATAGCGCGCGGTAGTCACTACTTTGGCCAGCGGCTCGATCTCGTAATCGGGTGCGATACGCAGCGCCAGGTTGTGATACACCGCGCTGAGATGCGCCGTTTTCAGTCCGTGGTCATCGCCATCCATCGCCGGTTCGCCGTCGGCAGCAAACTGATAGCCGATATCGATACCCACCGCCGGATCCTCGCGCCACTCGGCCATCATCATTTCGAGGTCGTTCACGCCATCTTCAACAGATTGCGGTTCAACGTCTGTCAGGGTGGCGTTGGAGGCGATGCCGATTTTTCGCAGCGCGGCGAGCACCAGATCGCCTTTTGTGGTCAGGTTCATGGTCACCGCCTACCAGTGGTTAAACGAATTCGTCCGCGTTTTCGGACGGGGTTTTGCCTTTGCGCTGCTTCTTAACCGGCTCTGGCTCTGGCTCTGGCTCTGGCTCTGGCTCTGGCTCTGGCTCTGGCTCAAACAGTTTTGACGGGTGATCCAGCCAGCCTTCCGCCTGGTGGGCTTCCAGTTCGTCGGCCTCGATCACTTTTACGTGGGCTTTCAGCCCCCACACCAGCGTGTCGCCGCCGCGTTTGTAGATCATCTGGGACATGGTCAATCCTCAACAAAGGAAAAAGGGGCCGAAGCCCCTTTTCAGTTGGTTAAGCGGTCTGGTTGGCCAGGCCGACGCCGATCGCTTCCGGTCGTACCGCGCACGCGGCATACCACAGCGCGATACGGCACTTGCCGGTCAGGGTTGAGATATCGCCCTGCGTCGCGAAAATGCCGTTGATTCCGACACCTGGGATGGCGAACGACTGGGTTTTCATGCCCGCGAACAGTTCGTGGTTAGCCGGGATCGGTTGTGATACCAGGCGAATGGAATCATCTGCCCAGAACACGTTCGTTTCCGCGGTTTTCACGTTCAGGATGTTCACCGCCATAGTATTGGCCAGCGAGGTGTTGACGTTCGCATAGGCGCGTTCTTCAGGGGTCAACGCGGTATCGTCCAGCGCAATTGGCTTAGGCGCAATTGTCACGTTGGCGCCGTTCACCGCAACCACTGTGAAAGTGGCGTCGTGAGTAAGCACGTTTTTCGCCATCTGCGACAAATACTTAACGCCAGCAAAGCTGATCTTGTCACCGCGCTTCAAGCCAGTGCCTGCGCTCAAAGTGACGGTAGCTACGCGGTTATCGACGTTTTCCTTGTTGCCGTCGGCATCCAGGCGCCACGCTTCTGGTTTGAACTTCTGCGCTCCGGATACGGTCAACCCGGTCGCCGTAGACGCCGCCAGGGTTGGCAGTTTAGGAGAGCGCAACACGTCATCGAAACCAGCTACTTGCCGCTGAATGCTGCCATTTTTATAGGCATCTTCAGGGATGCGGCCGAAAATATCGCGGTTGATCAGGTCATGACCCGCACGCTTGTAGTCGCCAGGGTTGAAGAAGTAGGACAGACCCGCATCACGATTGAGTTCACGAGCAAACATGATCTCTTCTGCATCCGCGACGAAATCCCAGCCACTACCGGTTGCAGTGCCGATCGGTTGCGGGTTGGTGACAACCAGCGAGCCCATATCAACTGCCTGCTGCGCAATCGCCTTTTCGACGTTGTTCGCCAGCTTTTTGGCTGATGCCTGGATGCGGCGGCGATAAGAGTGTTCATCACGCAGATCGTCGGCGCGCAGTTGGAAAAAGTCGTTGTCCGGGTCGCCCATGTTGCACTTCACGGACAATTCCAGCACATCGGTGGCTTTGTTGGTCAGATCCCAACCCGGCTGGGTCGGAGCTTCCTGTTCGACCGGAAGCCAGAAGGTGTTACCGGAGCGCTGCAGCGACGGCGCTGGCGGCGTGTATTTGTTGGTCTTCTGCGCCATAGGCGTCAGGTTTTCTACGGTTTCGACAATCTCGTCCACCGCGTAGGTGATCATTTGACCTTCGTTAAGAGCCATTATTTGAGTTCCTTAAGCTTTTGTTTGAGCATGCGGTAAGTCGCGGTGTCGCCTTTGTTGGCGGCAGCTTCCATTTGTTTCTGGAGCGAATCTCGGTTAGCAGCAGCGGCCTGGCCCTGCACAGGCTCGTCAACCGCTGGGGCGCCGGAGATTTGCTTACCGCGTGGTTTGAGAGTTAAACGATCTGACAGGCGAGTCAGCTCGATGATGGCCTGCGTTTGCGGCAAGCTCAGGATGTCGCGCGCCTTCTCTGGGTTTGCGCCCAGGTGGTAGAAAATCGCTGCGGATTTCTCAGGGAACAACGCCATGATCTCTGCATCGATGCCCGGAGCGAGCATCGAGCGGAAAGCGTCCTCTTTCGCCTGATAATCCGGCAGGTTGAGTTTTTCGGCCGCGTCGTAGTGTTTACGGGCTGCATCCACATAAACGGCTGACTGCTGCGTGAACGCCTGAGTTTTCTTACCCTGTTCGGCTACGGCGTTGCTGCGAGCGTCCTGCGCTTTCATCAGCCACTCGGTATTAGCGGCGTTAAAAGCGGCAAGTGCCCGGCTCTGGTCGTAGTCGTATTTGGCAAGGCCGTCGTCGGACAGATATTGGTTAATGTCCGGCTGCGCTGGCAGCTCAGGCGCCACGCGCAGGTTATCCGGCAGTTCGCCACGGCTCACCGCCTCCATCTGCTGCTCAAGCTCACGCTGACGCTTGCGCTCGATGCGTTTGGCGGCGAAATGGGCGTTTGTCGCCGGATCCTGCTTAGGTTTGGTCTCATCGTCTTTCAGGACAATATCGAAGCCGCTCTCCTGACTTTCGCTGCCGTTGGGCTTGTCGATCAGCTGTTCATCCGCAGGTGCCGCCTGCTGGGTGACGGGCAGGTTTTGCTCTTCAGTTGCCTGAATTTCGGTGGTGTCGGTCATGATTTAATCTCTCGCTATTGAGGAATCTCGGCTGCTCCGCCGGAGGGTTGATTTGCTTGCCGCAGCAGATTGGTTAAATCCATGCGGCGGGAATGGAGTTGGCCTTGCCCTTTGAGGACAAGCTCAGCGTCAGCGCGGGCACTGTCGCCCTGCTTCGTCTGGAAATCGCCGAGCAGTTTCAGCGCGGCGATCACATCGTTTTTCTTGGTGCTGTCGGCGGAAGCCAAAATCTCAACCACACGAGCGGCCGAGACCTGCGCATCTGTCTGCGCTTTGAACGCATCGACCTGGATTTTCGCCTGATCGTTCTGCGCTCTCTGCAGGTCTGCCTGCCCTTGCAGCAGCACACCCTGCGCCTGCACCATTGCGGCGTCTGGCTGGCCTTGTTGCTGTTGAGCCTGCATAACGGCCTGCTGCTCCTCTCCCGTCTCTGGCTGTTTCAGCCCCATCAGCACCAGCTGCTTATTGGCATACTCACGCATGATCTCGACGCCTTTGCCATCCAGCAGCGTGAAGTACTGCAGGAGCAGCATCTGAAACTCAGGCGTGCCCTGCGGGACTTTGCCGAGCAATTCCTGGATCTCCGCGCGGTTCTGGTTTTTCATGCTCTGGAACGACGGCCCCACATCGGTATAGGTTTCATACCGGCCGCGGATGTCGTTCAGCGTGACGATCTCGCCGGTCTGATAGTCCACAACCTGCGTCAGCAGCTGCACGTCCTTTTCGCTGCCGTCCGGGAGCGTCATCAGCACCGTGCGCGGCACGTCGTAGAGGTCATTGACCATAGCGGCATAAACCTCACCGTCGCGGCGCATCGCCGTCGCGAGGTTATCCTGGAACACGTAGGTTTCCAGGTCGGCGCGCATGTTCAGCTGGTTGACCGTGTCAAAGGCCACGTTACCGCCGGCGGCTTCAGTGTCGACGCCGAGCGTAGCGACCTCTTTCACTGCATTGGTCGCTGCCTCGAGCATGTAGGCGTTAGCCTGTGGCACCTCCGGGTTGTCCATGTAGCCGAGGGGTTGCGGCGGAATATCGCTGCCGTTTTCGTCGGTGCGGTTCAGCAGGTAGTAAGGGAAATCGTCCTGCCCGCTGTACATGTATTCGTACCCGGCGATCTGCTCCGGCCAGAAGAACGGTTTTTTCTTCGGCGTCCGTGCGACAATATCGGCATTGAACGACATGATCATGTTGCGCAGGCGCTGACCGTCTTTTGTCAGCCGGACGACACCCTCGTATACCTCTTTGTCGCCCGCAAACCCCCACTCCCCGTAAACAGGGATGATCGGCAGATGTTCACCTGCGATCGGCTCGCGGTCTTTCAAAATGCATGAGGAGGTGAACACGGTTTTGTATACGCGGCGACGCTTCACCTTGCGTTCTGCAATTTTCCGCAGACCGCGCTCGGCGAGGTCATCGATCACGTTTACGATGTCGCGCTTGAAGTAACTCACCGGTTCGCCTGTCAGCGGGTCCTGATAGATGAACGCAGTTTCCTTCTTTTCCTCGACCTCGTAATACTCGCCGACGTAAACCACATCCTTGGTCAGCCACGGGAAAAGCCATGTCTGGTCAGGGTTCTGGAAGTCAGGAATATCGTCAGGATCGTAACCGTTCTCCTCGGCGTAGCTCTTCCAGCCGTCCATGCTCATGGCGTTGATAACCGTCACGTGCTTGGCGTCGCTCTTATCCATCTGCTTGGCGTTGCTGTCCCAGATGACGTGTGAGGACGCCTCGTGGATCGGCAGCCGGCGGATAATCTGGTTATTGCTGGTCGGGTCCTGGTCTTCGTAATCGGTGACCAGGCGCCAGGCGCCGACGCCCGCCTCGATCTGTTCGCGCACGGCCACGTTAACGGCAATTTTTGCCGTGTTATGGCGCATGTCGGTGCGATACATGCCCATCAGCACGTCGGCCGCGTTCGGGTCGGCGTTGTCTTTCGGGCGGTAAAGCACATCGATCGGGTTCTGGCGCATTTCTGCAACCAGCTTGCGCACTACCGGGCGGACAACGTCGAACTGGCCTTTGTAGGCGATAGTGGTGTAATCGAGTAACCAATCATCCCATTGAGATACTCTGCTGAAGAACAGATCGTTGGTCGCTTCAGTTCGCATTTCTTCGCACGACATCCAGTCCATATCGAACGTCCGCAGTATGGAATTTAGTCTTTCGTTATCCATTTCTCACCTGTATACTACGTTAAAACCCCTCGATACAGGAGTTATTATGAAGGAGTTAGACACTCTGGTTGTCCGTGCGCTTTTTAACTACAACCCCGATACCGGGGTGCTGACCAATCGAGTAACTCGCGGTAATAGCAAGACCGCTGAGAAAGGCGGCATTTCAACTAATCGAGTTGTTGGCGGCTATAAAATCGTGAAGATATTCGGTATCACCCACATGGAGCACACCGTTTGCTATGTGCACCATCACGGAGCGTTACCGGATGGGTTTATCGACCATATCAACAGGGACCGGGGCGACAACAGAATCGCCAACCTCCGCGTCGTGAACCGTAGGCAAAACAACATCAACACCCGGATCCGCTCGGATAATGCGAGCGGATTTAAAGGCGTCTCTTTCCATAAAAAGTCTGGAAAGTGGATATCCTACGTCTCCGTGAACAATAAGCGGCATCACCTCGGCTATTTCGACACCCCAGAGCTAGCTCACGATGCGCGGCAGCGCTTTATCAGCGGTGATGCTGATTTTGAGTACTACAGCTAGCGCCTAACCCCAGTGCCGACCATGGTTCTGATTGGCGCTGGGATTTTTTTCTCTTTGGGTGTTCTGATATCGCGCATCATCCGCGCGAATCGGCGCATCATGTAGGCGTAGCGCACAGCATCAATGACGTCGTCGTTTGTCTTCGAGATCTTGCCGTTCTCGTCCCTGTGGTAGAGCCGGAATTCTTCGAAGAAAGGCTCGCAGGTGTTGAACACCCGGAAGCGACCTTCCAGCATGAGATCTCGAAGTTCAGTAAGGCCGGATTCGACAGAGTTACCGCCTTCGGCGAAGGTTGCGTGCTCTTTCAGCATCTGGAAGCCTGCGTCGGCATACTGTGTTTTAAGCTGTGCCCCGCCACCTTTTTCGTGCTGATGTCCGTCGTGCGGCCACGCCACGGGAATGCGAGAGGACCACGCTTTAACGGCGCTCCAGGCTTCCGTCGCCGTCTTCTCGCTTTTCTTCCACACGCGCGCCAGATAGAACACGTCTTCGTCTTTGTCCCACCAGAGCTGCACATGCGCCTGCGGGTGATCCCAGCCAAAGTCCTGCCCGTTGATGACGTAGAAGTGCCCGGGGCATTCAAACGGCTGGCACTTGATGGTTTCTTCGGGGATCTGGAAGATTCGCCCGCTGCCCATCGTCGGGATGCCCTTTGCACGCGCTTCACGCTCGTGCTCCGGGTATGATTCGATGATCCGCTCGCGCTCGGCGTCGGTGTAGTGCTCGGCATCGTGAATGGTCATGGTGACCACTTTCTGCGCCTTGCTCGGGTTCTTGATGAATTTCTCAACAACCTGCGACATACCCATCAGCGGGGTGAATGTCAGCAGTGAAAACTGCCCGTATTTGTTGGTACGAGTCAGGCCTTCGGAGTAAATCGCATACGGCGGTTCTTCATCGAACCAGACGCCGTGTACCGTGTCACCCTGCCAGCGCTGCCGCCCTTGCGAGTACGGTTTGAAGTAACAGATGGACATGCCATCTTCGACGCCATTCGGCGAATGGTGGCGCACCAGCAGGTGATCGACCAGGTTCGGATAGAACGGCGATTTCTTCCAGCTGATGATGTCTTCTTTCGGTAGCAGGCCGTAGCCTGGCTCGTCGTTCTCTTCGATACGCCCGCAGAGAATACGCTGGGTGGTTTTGGTAACGGTTTCGTTGGTCTCGCCACCTACCCAGAACACCACCGGCTCGTTGAACCGGCGGCCTTGCCAGCTGCCGGCGTAAGCGCCGTCCTCGGGGTAGCCCGTAGTACCCGGATAGCGTCCGGTGAGATGGAACGATACCTCGGCGCCGCCGGTGAAGGATTTGCCCAACTGGTTACCGGCCATGAAACAGCGCTCGGTGTACTCGCCGCCAGCGTCCAGAAATTCGCGCTGCTTAGCGTATGGGCTATATTCGTAAAGCAGATGCGTGCGGCGATACTCGTCTTCCTCTTCCAACAATGCGAGCAGTTCGGCCTGCTCCTCGTCGGTCAGGTCGTCGATGTCAATCGCTGCGTCTACCACGGCTTAGCAACTCCTTAATGCGCGACTGACGCACCTCGCGATTAGCCGGCGGGGTGACATCTTCAGTCTCGATCTTGTCTTTGAATGCCTGCACGCTGATGTGTTTGCCAATCAGCTCAAGGTTTTTCACCTTGTCAGGCCATTTGATTTTCTTCAGGAAACCGACCATTTCGCGGTCATCGCCACGGCCCTCGAACATTTCGGCCAGGTCGAAGCCGCTGAGATAGCGGCGCCAGGCTGCCGGCCAGTCCACGATCGGCTTAATGCTGCCGTCGTTGTTGAAGATGTCCGCCGCGTCCATCTGGTCGATCTCCACCAGGCGCAGCAGCACGTAATTGGCATCAATGCCCAGCTGCGAAATGCGTTCGCGCTTCAGCTCGTCGATGCGTGCGAGGACTTCTGGCTCTTTCAGCAGGCGGGGGCCGATGTTGCAGGCTGAGCGAGCGCTATACCCTGCCCGCTCAGCCGCCGGGGCTGCCTTCAGATCGATGATGTATTCGCGGCAAAAAAGCTCTTTTTTGTCCTTGAGTTTTCCCGCCATGATTTATTCCTGTCTCGCTTGGCGCGAAAAATTACGCGCCCGCGGTAGTTGCAATGGAGATGTTGCCGGTGCCGTCGAAAGTCGCAGAGCCGGTGACGGCACCCGTCAGGGTGATCGTGCGCGCTGTTGCCAGCTTGGTAGCTGCGGCTGCCGTACCGTTGCCCGCTAATGCGGTGCTGGCTGTGGTGCCTAGCGCCAGGCTAGACGTGCCAGCGCCAATAGCAGTGCGCGCCGCGGCTGCGTTGGCTGCGGTCAGCACCTGGCGGCCGACGGCTGTCGCATCGGTGATATCCGCTGACGTGACATCGCCACCGCCGCCCGGGGTGTACTGTGCTTCGAAAGCCGCGGCGGACATGAACACCAGTTGGCCGGTTGCGTCCTGCACCAAATAGCCGCCGACAACAGGTTTCCAGTCGCGCATAAAGCTGTCGGTCACAGTCACCGCGGGGTAACCGCCCTCTGGCGTGATAACGCCGTAGCCGTTGTCCTGCTGACGGATAGCGCTGATTCTCACAGCGTTCACTTGGGTGTTGTTACCTGAAAAAATCGGCCATTTGTTGCTCATGCATCACCTCACTGGAAAAGCGGCAAAGCGTCTTTCACGCCCTGGATCGCCTTGATCGTACGGGTCAACGGAGTTTGCTCAGCCTGTGCCAGCGCATACTGACGGTTGAACAGCTCCAGTTTTAGGGAGTCATCGGCGATGTAGTCGATTGCCTCCTGCGCCGCGGCGGTGTCGTTCTGCACCAGCGACAGGATGCTGAGGCGCAGCTTTTGCTGGTCGGTAAGTTCTGCCATTGGTGAGTCCTCGTGATTGGCGGGTTGTCATTATCGAAGCCCCTCAGCGAAGGGCTTCTGTAATGCGTGTTAGGCGTCATGCAACTGCTGTTTGAGCAGATAGCCTTCCAGTTGCCAGATTTTATTTCGCGCGTCCTCTCGGGCGATCTTGCGGGCGATCTTGCGGCCGATCTCTGGGTCGAAGTTCTCTGGGGAGGCGCAGGCGGATTCACCGGTTACGGTGAAACCGTTGGCCAGTTCCAGCACGCAAAACGTCAGCAAGCAGAGGGATTCGGCCACTGGAATTGGGCTGTAACGCTCTGCCTTCTTGGCGTAATTGCCCTGCACACCGTCTGCGGCGGTGAAGTAATGTTCACCGACGATGATGCTCTCGATTCGTGCGAGGGTGACGCGCGGCGCGGTTTTACCCGCGGCCTGAATTGCTTGTTCAATGGCCTGTTCGGTCATGGGTTAGTCCTCGTAGGGGTTAGGCACACGTTGCGGATATAGTCCTGCAGGCCAGCTATTTGGCTGCGGGCGGTTTCGATTCGCTCTCGGAGACTGAAATAATCCCGTTCAGCGGCGTCAGTAAGTCGGGGGCCGGTTGCATCAGCCACGCCGGCGGCGCCGGTGGGTGGGCACGTGACGGCGAGCTGCAGCTTGCGAGCGCCAGCGGCAACAGCGCGCTGAAGATCATCAATCTGACTCTTGGCATCGTTTAGCTCCTTGGTGCGGTGCTCGTCGATGGCGGCCACCGCGCGCTGTGTGCCGTTCTGCCAGTCGAGCTGGCCAGACAGCTGGCTGTTGGCCGTTTGCAATTTGTCGCGTTCGTGGCGCAGCGCCTGATTGCTATATGCGAAATACGCAAGCAGGCAGAGCACCACGGCCACGATAGCGGCCTGCCAATGCGGTAGTGGCCATGTCATACGAGCACCGCAATAGCGCGGTTGTAGCGCGCTGTGCGCTGGTCGAGAGCATGCAACGCCGGGTTGATGCGCCGGGTAGCTTCGCGGACATCGGCCGCCACCTGGTTGATATTGCGCGTTTGCCAGTACCAGCCCGCCGAGCGCGCGGCGTTTACATCGACCATCAGCAGATCGGGATTGGCGACCAGGTCGAGGCCCAACGCCTTGCCGCATGCTTTGTGGTTGTCGAGGAAAGTGATCTGGATCAGGCCGTGGCCGCGAAACTTCCAGCCGTCACCCGGCAGCTTGTTGCCGTAGCGCCCCTGGTAAACCAGGTTGGCGATCGCCTCCTGGCGCGCAGGGTGATCTGCTGTGCGGCCGAGCATCGCGGCCTGGTCACGGCTGATGCGGTTGCCGAACGTTGTCAGCAGCGCCGCCGGCGTGTAGTTGAACGACTCGGCAAGCCGGGTGAAGCCCTGCGACTCGTGACCGGTCTGGGCAATGAACATCGCCTGCTGCACCGGTGTTGTGATGCCAAACTCAGCCATAGCGGCGGTGATCGGCTTGAACCAGCGCGCTGCCAGTTCAGCGCTGATGCCAGCCGCCTGTTGGAATTGGTCTTGTGTCATGGTGATTACGCCTGCGGTTTGCTGTTGTCGTCGCTGACGCCGAAACGCTGGTTCAGCACGCGGATCAGAACGCCGCGCACCTTCTCAACACCGATAAAGCCAATGGCGCCGCCCAGGGCGATAGTAGCCGCCGGCGGTAAGCCGATAAGCCCCATGCATGACGCCGCTGTCAAAGTCAGCGCGCCGCAGAGCGCGCCTTCAAGCAGCATCTGGCGCCAACCGCCGCCGGTGTAGGCAACGCGCAGAATGGTTATCGTGATCGACATAAGCACACCCCCGATAGGCGTTTCTCCGCGCCACCAGGACTGCAGCAGCTCGATCCAGTCGGGCCAGCTGTGAGGGTTGTTCATTTTCATGCCCCTCCCCCTGCCGGCGCGCGGCCAGCTCGGCGGGTTCCAGAAACGAAAAAGCCCCGGCGGGTAGCCAGGGCTGTGAATGGGTTGGCGGCAAGTAACGGGATCGAACCGTCAAGCGTGAGCCCCAATTTGCACACGCCACGCCTTGTGAACCTGCCAATATTTTCAATGCGGAGCGCCATCCACCAAGGCACCGACACCAACACCTACGTTGCTTCGGGGCACGAAGTTATTCGGATGGCGCTCCGCATTGAAAATTATCGATTTCGGGGCCTATTTAACATAATGAACCTTACGCGCACCGCCGTAACAGCACTCACCGCGCGTTCGTGGCGAGCTGCGTGTTTTGTGCAATCTTCTGGGCGATACGGCGGAAAACGGACTGCATAAACCGTGCATAAAACAGGGTGCATTTTGCATAGCCGATTTTATGGCTGAAACGGCTATTTTGAGAGGTTTTCTGGTTTTGGGCGCCAGAAACGACAAGGCCCCGCCGAAGCGAGGCCGTGTTTCACGAGGTCGGTGTGCATATACAACTCTTGCACGTTATCTGTATAGCATAGGATTCTGGCTAGCCACAAGAACTTTGTTCATAACCTGACCTCAGGATCCATATCCAAAGATGTGCCGATGATAGCGAGGCAACCCTCGACAAAGTTGGATGCAGCTTGTAGATGTCGCTCTACAGCAGCACGAGGCAGTTCTACGGTAGTCGCGATGTCCCGCTGTGAGTAGCCGGCTATGTATCTCAAAGCCAGGATGAGCATTTCGTCTTCACGCCGCAGTTGCCGGAGCCGGGCTATGCAGCTATCGATCATAATGCCGTCGTCATCACTGCAAGTCTTGCCGCCAGTCTGGGGCGGCAGCAGTGACTTGAACCCTGCCGATAGCGCTGGCCAATCAACAACGCTGCAATTTTCTTCGCTGAAGGCCCAGCCGCCCCACTTTTCTAAAACTAGTTGCATATTTCTGCGCATACGTTCCAACCTCATCAAACTTAATCTTTACTCGAACGTTATTTGTGCCGTGGTGCTAACGTCGCCGTTAACAACATTGAATTCGAAGCTCTTCTCACACTGCGTACAGCCGTGGGTGATTTGAACCCCTGTGTTGAATTGCGTCAGAACTTTTACCGACAGGATGTTTACGTATGTGCTCCTACATCGCGGACAGTTTATTTCGTGGTTACTGTCGATGTGTTTTTGAGCATTTGATATCGTCATTTCGCTTCTCCTAATTCGTTATTTGCAATTTTCTTCACGTTACTAGCTGGTTTTCGGGCGACGCGCCTGATACCGTCTCCTGCACGTTAAAATTTCCCATTTACAGCCGTCTAAAAACCTAACCTGACAAGGTTGGATGCGCACTTTATAATTTAGCATCAGCTACTTACCTAACCACCCAACCTTTTTAGGAATTTTTTATACTCCTGCATGGGTGCGTGCGTATGCGTGCGCATATGTAAGTATTTAAATTAAGTTAGATAAGTTAGGTAGGTTAGGTAACATTATAATTTATATACTCTTTCTCTAACCCAACCTATAAATTCCAAGTTAGGTTAAGTTGGGTTTTAACTTGCTTTTCTCTATAAACTCCGGGCTAGCCGCGTTTTTGCCAGTGATAGGGCCTCCCCGGCTCTGATTGGAGGCGTACCTTTTTGTACCCGAGATCCTTCATAACTTTTGCTATGTCCATTTCGTTCCCGCGTTTGACCTGCGACGCCTTGAAGCCAATTGCCTCGACCAGCAGGTCCTTGGAAGTCAGCGGCACGCGATCGCAGTTCTTAACGAGTGTGCTGTCATTTAGCTCGGTAGATTCGGCCTCCAGCCACTCAGCCACGCATGCAGTCCATACTTCGTTTTTCACCTCGTAATCGCCTAGCACGGTCTTGGCCAGCGTCTCCGCGCGCTCCCACGCAATCCCCTCTGCTTTGAACACCAGAACGGCTTCTGCCCATAGCTGCTCCCGCTCAGTGGCGATCTGCGCGGCGATATGCTTACCGTCGATGTCATCGGGGATGGTCATCGGCAGCCAGCGGCGGTTGCCTTCGGTGTCGGTCAGCGGCGTGTCAGTGTTCACCGTGGCGATGAAACCACACCGGCGCGGCAGCGTGTCGTAATGCTCCCGGTACAGCCCCCGGTTGCGGTCTGCGCGCGTGGAGATGGTGACGCGCACGGCGCCGATGCCGGCCTTGTTCATGCCGCGCATCTCGCCCAGCTCGATAACGTTGTGCCCGCGCATCTCACGCACCCGCTCAGCGGCTGGTTTTTCGAAGTCCAGTTCCATGTAGTGCTCTGGCGTCGGCGCCATCGCGCGGATCCCCTCGGACTTGTTCTTACCCTGCTGGCTGACCAGCACCACCGCCATGTCGCCCTTTATGCCAGGTTCAAGAGCACGCCCGGCGAGCAGCGTCCACCAGTAGCGCCCCACTGCTTTGCTATAGGCCGACGACTCAATACCCCAATGACGGCAGAAGAACGTGTCTATGCGCGGCACGCCGTCCCAGGCAGGCAGCTGGCTAAGCCAGTCCTTGAGCGAGTCGTACCGGTTTTCGTAGGCAATGAGGCGCACGGACCGTTTGATCTCTGTCTCCTGGAACTTCTTGAACTGGAGATTCCGCTCGAGCGTTTCGTGGATCTTGGTGTAGTACTCGTCACGCAGCAGCAGATGCTCGCCGCGCGGCGTGGTCAGAATGACCTCGTTACGAAATTCATCGAGGCGGATCTGCACACCGCAGAGATCTGGCCTGCGCAGCGCCAGCAGCACATTGGTGATGGTCCCTTCAATCTGCCCGTTTTTGTCGCGGGAGAACGCCGGCAGCGGCAAATATTCTTCGCCACCCTCTGCGGGTATCACGTCGAAGTCGTTGTCGCGAACACCGTACCCATCCAGCCAGTCAGCGTCAGTTAAGCCGGTGTCTGTAGCGTGCAGACTGACGAAATGCCCTTGCTGAAAACCGCCGGTGCCGGCTGGGAAATATTTGATCGACGTTTCGCTGCAGCCGTTGCTGTACTCAGACTCATCACGGAAAGGCAACAGATTGCGAGAACCATCAGCGCTGACTGAAATGGTCCATCCGTTGGCATCCAGATAGTCGGCCACATCGTCGGTGGCGCTGGGGTCAATCTCAGACAGGTCACGTTGGCGCCCTGCGCGGGCAACAGTGCTGTCGGTCACGGGCAGCTCTTTGGCGATGGCCGCCCACAGCTCAGCGAACTGCTCGGCGGTCAGTGTTGGAATATCGCTGGCCTGCAGCTCGTGCGGCATACCGATCATCGGGTTGTCGATCCACTGATAGCGCCCCTTAGACGGGTGCTGTCCATGAATAACCACCTGCTGCCCTTTCGCCAGGAACTCGACAGCCGCTTTTTTGCCGTTCTCCTCAGGTAGGATGTGGGCGCGCCGTGCCATCACATCAGCTGGAGCCCGTAAGATGTAAGCGCGGCGCTCGCTGTTGTCGCGACCACGGTACGGCAGGGTCATGTTGGTGGCCCTGACCAGCAGGTCATAGACGGAATCTTGGTAGTCAGAAACGGCAGTATCAACGTCAACAGCGCACAGCGCGGTTCCGTCGCCTCTGTCTCGCCCCAAGATCAGGCCAATGTTGTACCCGCGCCGCCCCCACTTCTCAATTTCAGCGGGCGCGGCTTCATGAGAAGTCCAGTCTTTGAACCCCGCGATCTTGCCGGCACCGTTATAGACGCTGGGCACCTTACCAACGTCTTTAGGGTCCAAATGCGACGCAGGAGATAGTTCACCCTCCGGCGCTATAGGTATCAGGTTGCTGGCACCGAACAAAGCCGCTGCACGGGTCCATTCGTCGGGCGTCGCCCCGTTGTTTTTCTGCATGGGTTACGCCTTACCGTTCTGAAACGGTTTTAGGGGGAAATACTGAATCCAGCGAGCACTCAACCCCCAACGCGTTCAGAGCCTCCACGATCCTGCGGCAAGAGTACAGATCAGGCGTACGAATGCCGGACTCATAGTTACCAATCCGAGACTGTTTCCATCCCAGACTGTCAGCTAAACGCTGCTGCGTAGCACCAACGCTTTTTCGTAAAGTAGAAATGTTGTTCATAGGTGTACCTCCTAACGCGGAGTAAACCACATTACGTGTTTTGAAAGCAACACGAAACGCGGATTTTAAAATACACATCACGTGTTAAAATACGAGAAACACACGCCAATACTGCAATAGGGAAATATATGGAAACGGTAGGACAGCGCATTAAGCGACTCAGGGAGAACCTGAAACTAAGCCAAGCGGAGTTAGCTGAAAAATGCGGGTGGGAATATCAATCCCGGGTGGGTAACTACGAAACCGGCGCTCGTAAGGTGAACGTAGAGGATGCAGTGGTGATCGCCAGCGCATTAAAAGTTAGTCCAGGGGAGTTACTTTTCGGCACCCCGGATAACGCAGTTTTTATGCACCAGAAAGGGCGAAATATCCCGCTAGTCAGCTATGTCCAAGCTGGCGCCTTTACAGAGGCCGATAGCCTGTTCTTCCCCGATGAAATCGAAACAACCATCGTATTTGACGAGAACATTTCTGAGCTTGGCTTTGCGCTGAGAGTAAAAGGCGATTCGATGGAACCGGAATTTAGAGAAGGTGATACCATCATAATCGACCCCGCGATAGCACCCATGCCAGGAGAATTCGTAGTAGCTAAGAACGGTGATCATGAGGCAACTTTTAAGAAGTATCGCCCTAAAGCTAATGGAGCTTTCGAACTTGTACCCTTGAATCCCGACTACCCGACGATTGATTCTGAGCAGCAACACGTGCAAATAATTGGCACTATGGTCGAGCACCGAATCCACCGTCGTAAACGCTAGCAAGATAGCCCGCTCCCCCGCTAACTGAATACCCGCACTCCGCGGGTATTTTTTCGTCCTTACAAAAATAATACACATTTCGTGTTGACAACCAAAAACACAAGTCGCAATATAAATAACACAAAACGCAATATAGAAAACGAAAGGCACCACGCCCCGGAGTGAGCGACGTAATCACTTCCCGGCCCCGAGAGGGACCGACCGGTACCAAGTTCTTTGAAGTGAACTTATCAAGCGTCCTGCGGGACGCTTCATTAAGACCACTGAGGAGATAAAATCATGCATAAGCACACCCCAGGCCCGTGGGTAGTTGATGAAGACGAGCACTCGACTGCTGGCGGTCTGATCGGCATCTACGTCTCGCAGAATGGCGACGGCCGAATCGGTCAGGTGTTCGGCAACTGCCTGGTAACCACAGATGACGAATTACGCGCAAATGCAGCACTTTTCGCCGCGTCACCCGATCTTCTGACAGCGCTCGAGGGCATCATGTCGCAGATGCATGGCAGCAGATGCACCGACGGCTGTTACCGCCCCGCAATCCACGGTTCTGATATAGAACGCGCAGTAACGGCGTTGCGTAAAGCCCATCGCGCGTTAGATCACCAACTGCGTAACGACTGAGGCCACCACACCATGAAATCCCTACATTTCATCCATTCAGGCGTAAGCGGCTGCGCTGAAGTGTCTGGCGCCACCGTGTTCGTGCGCTATGCCGGCGCAGGTTTCCACCTGTCGGCCGCCAAAGACGGCCTGCGCAAGAAGATCATGGCCGAGCTGGCAAAAGCCGGCCTGCTGCCGAAAACAATCCACTCCTGAATCATCCATTGCTGTGAGAAGTATTTGCCCCGCGCGCCGGGGCTTTTTTCTATCTGAAAGCCGATCGCCGCCAGTCGGTTCCCAGATAGCAAAAGGAGCCTTACCCATGAAAATCTCACTGCGCTCACCGCATTTCGAAATTGAACCACCTTCTTACCGATCTAGTGAGGGAGAGTGGTTCTCACACGTCCGCCCGTTAACAGCCGAGGGGCAGAAAATTCTACAAGAACATATGGATAAGCGCAGGAGCCCTCCCCGAAATGCACAAACCAATTAACGAGCTGATTCGCCAGCAACACCGTCACCGTGTGACTGGTGCGGATTTTCACACCCCGAAAACGCGCGGCCTACTGTACCCGCTGGTTTTGCTGTGCGTTGCCTTTTTCATCCTCCACTTAGCGAGATAGCAGAATGCAAATAACTACCTATAAGGGTTTCAAGCAAGACCTCACCTGCCGCGGCTTTCAGTTCGAGATGGGCAAAACGTTCGAGCACAAAGGCAAGGTGGAAGCATGCTCAGGCGGCTTCCACTCCTGCGAATACCCGCTCGACTGCTTCAGCTACTACCCGCCAGCGGAAAGCCGTTACGCCGAGACCATCGCCACCGGTGAGGTCAGTCGTGAAGATGGCGGCGACAGCAAGATCGCCAGCGCCACCATCACGATCAAAGCGGAAATTTCCATGCACCAAATGGTGACCCGCGCGATTGAGTGGATCTGGAGCAAGGTTGACAGGTCGTTAGAACAGACCTCCACCGGCGACTACTCGGCGGCCAGCAACACCGGCGACTACTCGGCGGCC